GTGATTCGTTGTAGAAGTCTTTGGGAGTGATGGTCACGCTGATCTGGCATCCGGCGGCGAGCGCCGCGCTGATGATGTCGGTGAGGTTCGTGTTCTCGTTCATTCTGCTGTTCCTTTTTTCTGGATTGTTGTGATGATTGTGCGCACCCGGTTGCGGTAGATGGCTTTGTTGCCGTCCGGTAGTCTGTTCCAGTCTGAGTCGAGGAGCAGGCCGGAACTGTTGCAGTCCGAGTAGTAGAGCTGTTCGGCGGCGGCTTCCACCTCCAAGCCGGTGGGCTCCCGTTCCGCACCGGTCATGTACGCCTCCTGCAAGTCGTCACTGGTGTAGACCTGGGCCAACGTGTCGTGCACGTCGTCCACCGTGCAGTTGGGGTAGCGGAAGCACGCTTCCTTGCTGATGATGCTCATGATTCCTCCTCGGTTTTCATCGTGTTGACGGCGGCGAGCGCTTTCTTGGCCGCGTGCAGCCATGCTTGTTTTGAGTGCTCGCTGACTGCGTCCCAGTTGGTGATGCCGGGTGTTCCCTCGAAGAATCCTCGGGCGCAGGTCTCGATTTCTTCGTCTGTCGGCTCATTCGAGTTGAGATGGGTTTCTATGCTGATGGCCAGAGTGAGCGCTGCGTCATAGCCCGCCTGATATCCGATGACGAACGATTCGGCCGCCGACTCGTTGCCCAGTCCCGCGTCGGCGAGCGCCGTCAATGCCTGTTGGGTGAGGTCAATCGGTTCGGCCATGATTTGCCTTTCTGTGTTGGCGTTCCTGCCTCCACACTGAGTGGTGCGAGAAGAACATTCCGAGCGTGTTTATCGGATCCCAGAATTCGGTTGGCGGGTCGTACCGCCACCATTGACCGCAAATCGGGCAACGGTAGTAGCAGCCGGGCCCGCGTGGAGTACATCTCTGGCTCATACGGTCTCCTTGGGGTTCATGAGGGTGAGGTAGTGCCGGTATTCCGCGATGTCCCTGTCCAGGCAGTCGTGGACCCGGTGCGTGGGCTTGGCCCTGTGCGTGTAGGGGTCTCGGCCAAGCGCCTTGGCCGCGAGCCTCAGCGTGGTCACGTCCAAGGCCCGGTAGGAGAGCAGGTCGTTGACGCGTTCCACGGGTTCGCAGAATCTGAGGATCATGGGCAGGTCGAAGCGTTGGATGTTCGTGCCTGCGGGGTGCAGCGTGTACATGCCGCTCATGTCCTTGATGAATCTCACGGTTTCCAGTGCGATTGCCTCTGGCGAGCAGTGGGCGGGGTCGCTGGTCTCGCATTGGGCGAGCAGCCCGTTGTTCAGATGCAGGTCGAGGGCGGGCAGTTGCGCGGAGAGCATGGTCTCCCGGCTGATGTGGACGACCGCTTCGAGGCGTGCGTGCTCGCGCATCGCGTCCATGCTGGTGCAGCGCAGGCCGATCTCCAGTATCGAACACTTGTTCGTATCCAATCCGGTGGTCTCCACGTCCATCCACAGCAGGGCATCGGGTTTCTCGGGGCTCATAGTTCCTCCCCGTGGTCGGCGAGCGCATCCTGTATGGCCTCGCGGATGATCCGGTGTTCCGCGAGGGTGAAGCCTTGCGGGATGATGATGGTGCGGGTGCCCACCGGGGTGTCTGGCGGGATGAGCATGTTCACGCTGGTGCCGTCCTCGCGGGTGAAGTCCACGTTGTAGATTTCGCCGGTCACGCAGGCCGTGTTGGTGGTGTTGGTCATGGTTGTTCCTTTCGGTTGATGGTGGGATGTTCGGGCATGCCCTCGGGTGGCGGGCAGTGCGTCCATTGGCCGTCGGCGTCGAGCAGCATCCAGCCGCGCCGGCAGCTGTACACGGGCACCGTGCTGGGTGCCGGGTCGTAGCTTCTGAGCAGGTATCCCAACGCCCTGGCCTCGATGGGATGCCGGTGAATCCACCCATGGCATCCGGTCGAGTTGTCCATGCCGCACACGGTGACGATGTTCGACGCCGCGTGTCGTTCGGGGTCTCCGTACGTCTGGCTGCGGCGTTTCCTGTGGTGATGGCTCATGCCGGGCCATTCGCCCGCACGCAGGTACCGGTCGCACACAATGCACCGATGGCGCTCGCGGCCTTCCACGAGCCTGAGGGTCTGGCTGCTGGGCTTGTCGCTCATGATGCTTGGCTTCTTTCGTTGATTTCGTTTACGAGCCGTCGGGCGACTGTCTCCGGCTCCTCGCCGGTTTTGACGTGGGCCCAGAACGTCTGTTCGACGCTGTCCGTCCATGCCCCTGCCGGCACGAGGCTGATGGCGTGCTGTTGGAGCCATTGGCGGGTGATGCCGCCCCATTCGGTGCGGTTGGGTTTGCTGGGCAGGTGGTCGACGTATTGGCCGTTGCGTAGCCATCGGCTCATTTTGGGCGCGTATCGGGGTTGGTCCACGGTTTTGGCGTAGCTGATGACGGCGCCGATGAGGTCTTTGGGCTGGCATGGCGGCAGGCCGTCCAGGCCTTGGGTGGCGGCGTGGAACGCGGTTTCGGCTTCCTTGCGGCTGCCGGTGTGGCTTGGGTAGGCGTTCCACGCCGTGGTGAACGGGTCGGCGAGCATCCGGTCTTCGAGCTGGGCCAGGGGCACCCGGTTCGGTTCTGCTTCGGTTTTCGGCGCGGAGGGGTTAGGGGAGGAAATAGGTATGGTTTGGTTAGGTATGGTAGTGCTTGCGTTTTGCTTCCCTGATGTTGAAGCAGTCTGCTTCGCGTCTGCTTCGTTCTGCTTCACGTTGGTTGAAGCAGTCTGCTTCGTTTCATCGGAAGTGTTCTGCTTCGCCTTTGCTTCGGCTTTCGCTTGTCTTGCAAGGCCTGATGCTTTTCCTCCCGCATGTCCGGCGTTGACTTTCTTGTTGTGAAGTTCGGCCGCTTCCTCCGGGGTCAATGGCTTTTTCTGGTTCTTGAAGCTTCCGAACACGGCCAATCCGCGACGGGTCACGACCGTGTATACGCCCTCGGACACTTCTTCGAAGAGCCCGTTTGCCACGAGTTCGCGCACGAGACGCAACGTTCCGCCCACGTTCTTGACCCTTTTCAGGTCGAAAGTGCCGTCGAACTCATCGGGTCTTGTGTACATCTGGTGGTCGCACCACGTCACCATCGTCACGTACAGGCCGCGCGCGGCCATGCCGCTGTCCTGCACGTTCGGGTCGAACGCGAAGGTGCTGTCGACACTCACCGACATGACACACCTCCCAACAGTGCGATAATCGACGCATGAGCAACGAGGAAAAAACCCGGTACAGCATGTGCGTCTCGATTGATTTCGAACAGCTCACCTATGGCGAGCTGCGTCGTTTCGTGGAATTTACCGCAGATCGCGCGGATGACGAGTTCGTCCCTCTTGACGAGCGCAGCGGAGAGGCCACGGGCTTCATGGATTACATCGACGCCGAACGCATCAATCCCACCCGTTCGGGCGAATCCGAGGAATAGCAAACGCCTTCCCCTTCCAAGAGCCACGCCGCAAGGCGTGGCTCTTTTGCTTGGCATGGGATTCCACGTCATAATCACTCCGCCTCTTCGTCCTCGGCGGGCAGATATTCGCCTTCGAGCGCCTTGGTCTCCTCATCTGAGATGGGGTATCCGAGGTCTTCGAGCGCCCGATAGTAGGCCTGGGCGATGGTGATGTCGTCCTTGTCTGCCCACGTGCTGTGGTCGATGATGGCTTCCATTTGGGCGCACAGGATGAGCAGGAGCTCACGGTTCGCGGCCCCCTCCACGTTCTGACGGCGATGCAGTTCCGTGAGGTTCTGCTCGCAGTAGAGGTCCACGTCGCCGTCCTCGATGACCGGTAACGGCGAGGTGGTCAGCGCGTTGTAGGCGTCGAGCACCCTCTCGTCGTTGTCCCACCTGCGGCTGGCGATGAGGCCAGAATAGCCGTCGGTGCCGGTCAGGACGAGCAGGCTCAAACGGGTGTTGGCTTTGCGCAGTTGTCCGCCGTTGAACCGGGTGGCGTGCTCCCTGATCCAGACGAGACGCAATTGCGCGGCATCATGCTCGAAGCGTTTCCGCCGGTCCAACCGTTCCTCGGCCAAGGCGTTCTCGCGTTCACGGGCCGCGTCCCTGGCATCGCGTTCGGCGATCTGCGCGGCGCTCATGCGAGGGAACGCATACACCGTGGTGTCGGCGACGCGCACCACGGGCCCGTCCGTCGGATGCTTCACCCGCCACTGCTTCCACCAGTCGGCCAGATCCTCGGGCCGGCCATGGAACACGTCACAGAACCCGCATCCATCCGGTATCGACCACACGGAACCGGATTCAGGCTCTTCCACCGGCACTTGCAGCTCGAGGAACACGGCACGCACTGCCACACGCCACGCCTCGTCCTTCAACCGCTGGCGCAGCTGATTGGCCTTCCACGCCCAATTGTTCGACCCGGCCTGCGAAGCCAGCTCCCTCATCATGTCGGGATGCTCCTCGAACTCCGCCAACTCATCCAACTGGGCCAGAGACAACTGCGCGAACGCCTTCGACCCGGAACGCACATCAGCCGGAATCCGAGCGATCCGCAACCGGCCACGCACGAACGACTCGCTACGACCCGTCTTCGACGCCAACTCACCCACGTTCGCACCCAGGTCAAGCAGACCCTGATACCCGTCAGCCTCCTCCAACGGCGTCAAATCGGAACGCTGGCAATTCTCCACCAGCATCAGCTCGCGTTCGGTCTTCGCATCCAACTCACGCACAATGCACGGCACCCGTTCGATGCCGGCCAGCTTGCACGCCGCCAAACGACGATGACCAATCACCACACGAAACAGGCGCTCGCCGTGCTCCTCATGGTCGGGTGTGACCACGAGCGCCTGCTGCAATCCCTGTTCGCGGATGCTGTCGGCCAATTCGGTGACGTCGCCCACGTCCCTGCGGGGGTTGTTCGGGTTGGGGATGAGGTTGGTTACGTTGATGTCGATGATGTTGATAGACAATTCGTCGGGTCACTGCTCCTTAATCGATGTGCTGAGATTCTGGTGCGCGGGCAGGTGCGGCAGACGCTTCCTGCGACGGCGTTGGCGCTCATGCTCCAGTTGCTGGCGTCCGTGCTTGCGTTTGCTCATGATTCAGTCCTCCTTGATTTCGCCGGTCTTCGGATCCACACCGCCAGTGGGCAGGTCACGCCACGGATCCAACAGACTGCGCTCGATATCCGCCTTCACCACGCGCTCGCGGGCCTCGACGGGATAGTTGATGAGGTCGTTGACCGCGTTGGCGGCGTCGAAGATGTGCTGCGAGAGGTCGCAGGCGTCGTACAGGGCGTCGGTGATGGGGTCGATGTTCTTGTATTTCTCGATGTATTCGTCCTTGGTGGCCAGGTCGAGCATCTTGCTGGCCGCGATGCGGAACGCGGCCGCGGCGTCCTTCATGCGTGATGCCTTGGCGGTCAGGGCGAGCAGCATGAGCGGTGTGATTTCGTCGGGAATCAGCGCATCCTGCACGCCATCGGTCTTTTTCTTTCGTGACATTGAATCTCCTTAGAATTCAGGGTCGGAATCGTTTGACGGGAAATCGGTGGAAGCGCCGAAGCCCGAGCCCGGCGTTGCGGGCATCGTTTGGGCCCACGGGTCGCCTTGCTGCACGCCCGGCTCCACAGGCGACGCGGGAGCCTGCGATTGCGCCGGTGCGGGAGACTGCGGCTGTCTGTTCTGCCAGCCGTTCTGCGCGGGTCCTCGGTTGGGGTCGCCGTACGTGCTGCCGCCCGCGTAGCCGCCTCCGGCCTGCACGCGCGTGACCTGCGCCGTCGCACGGGTCAACGCGGGCCCGATCTCCTCCAACCGCATCTCGGTCACCGTGCGCTGAGAGCCGTCCTGCGCCTGATACGCGCGTTGCTGGAGACGCCCGCTGGCGATGACCCTCATGCCCTTGGCCAGGGTGGCCACGATGTTCGACGCGAGCTTCTGCCTTTGGCTGTCCCATGCGGAGCAGTTCATGAACAGCGTGTCCCCGTCCTCCCACTGGTTCGATTGGCGGTTGAACTGGCGGGTGCTCGATGCGATGGTCAGGTTCGCGACCGTGCTGCCGTTGCCCAGGGTGCGCAGCTCGGGGTCGCGCGCCAGGTTGCCGATGATCGTGAGCATGGTCTCGCCGGCCATCACGCCTCACCGTCCAACGCGCGCAGCAACTCCACCGCCGCGCCTCGCACCTCGTCCGCCAAATCGAACAGCTCCCAGTCGGCGTCGTCCATCACGCCGTCCGCGAGCATGGAAGCGGCGCCGTACGCCTCATGCGCGAGTTCACGTCGCGCATCGGCCAGCTCGGCCTCCACATCGGACGTCTTGGATTGTGCGGGCGGTGCCGGCGGCTGGGCGAAGGCGCGCACCAATATCACGTCGTTGTCCTTCAGCGCTTCGGCGAGCATCGCCTCCAACACTGGCAATGAGGGCTTGTTCGGCCCCGCGTCCAACGCCAGCAGCAGGCTCTCCGCCACATCCGCCGCATTGGATCGCTCCGGTTTTTCCTTGGTCTCACTCAATTCGGTTTTCCTCCTCTGTAATCGGCTTTGGACGCGTATTCCACCAGCGCGCTCACTTTCCTGTTTTGACGGTCCACGTCCACCTGCTCCGCGTAGGGCAGCAGGTAGATGTACGGGTTGGCCGTCTGGCTGTTGCGGTCGCATATCCTGTCCCAGAACTCCTCGATCAGGTCGGCCGGAGGCCATGACATGCCCTCATCGGTGATGGGGCACCACATCTCTATGCGGCCACTGTCTGCTGCTGGAGCCCGTTCTGTTCTCCCCAGGCGATCACCTCCCTGACCGGGTAGGCGACGCGGCGGGTATCGCGTTTGCGGTGCTCGCGTTTGCCGCCGAGCTTGACGAATTTCGGGCCTTCGCCCCGGTATCTCCATACGCCGAGCGTGCCCACGGTGGGCGAACCCCCGAAATAGGCGCTCACCTTGTCTGCCTTCCAGTAGGCGACGCCGTCCTGGACGATGTCGGGCGGAATCATGGCGCTCATGGTGGTATCCTTTCTCCTGTAGCTGTTTTGCTTCGCCCACGTTGCCGCGTGGGCTTTTTCTTTCCCCGAAGGGCGTGGACCGTGCCGAATCGAACGGCTTCCCGCTGTTTGCCGCGCGTACATGACACCGCGATCTCCAGCGGGGGCGAACCTGCCGGCCCCGTGCGCCGCACCCGCTGGGGATGGGGTGCGACGCGAATGGTGTTAGCGACTGTCCTTGTCGATTGCCGGGGAAGGAAGAACCCCGGCAAGCCTTTATTCGTCGACTCCCGCCTCGCTTGCCACGAGGCACAGGAGCCGCAGGGGGACTCCCAGGAACGCGACCAGCGAGCAGGCACCGTTGGCGAGGGGAGTGGCACAAGCCAAGTGCGTCATCAGCCAGACAAGGCAGACCACGAACGCGACGGCGCAGATTGCCAGCCCGCGCATGAACCGTTTCGACGGGCCGCCGTCGGCCTTGCGATAGCCGGACGCGTGGTGGCCGTATTCCTTGGTGTTCATGGTTCGCCTCACTTGGGTTGGACGAGGGTGTTGGACCCCTCGGGCGTGACGATCAGCTGGTCGGCATTCTGCAATGCGTCGATGTAGTGCTGTCTGAGCACGTTGTCGGTCAGCGAATCGTTCAAAACCTTGTTCGCGTCGGCCTCGCCCTGCGCCTTGATGCGTTTCGTCTCGGCCTTGGTCTTCTCGACCTCCTGCTCGTTCAACGCCTTCTGCTTGTCGATCTCGGCGGCCTGCGCCTCCGCGTACTTCGAGGTGATGGACTTCGGGTAGCGGACCTCCTGCACCGACACCTGTTCGACGCGCAGACCCATGCCCTTCCATTTCGCGGTCAGGGCCTTCTGGATGGCGGCGGTGTACTTGCTGCGGTCGGTCAACAATTGGATGGTGTCGAATTGGCCGGAGACCTCGCGTGGCACGCTGCGCACGTCCACCGCTGCCACCGATTTCACGAATGTGGTCTGCTTGCCGTAGTCCTTGTACAGGTCCATCGCGTACTTCGGGTCGAGCGAATAGTTGACCTGGATGTCGATGTCCGCCTGCGCGCCGTTCTTGTCGTTGACGGTGACCTGCGGGCCTCGTGCGGAGCCTCCGTCGTAGTCCTCCTTGCCCTTGGCCACGTAGCTGATGACGTTGTTGCGGGTGTCGTATTTCACGGTGGACTGCCACGGGAGCTTGCCGTGGAAGCCCGCGTCGGCGGAATAGCCGGCGATGGAGCCTCCCATGTTCTTCAACACGACGACCTCGCCCGCATCCTGCGAATACAGGCATGCGGGAATCATCAGCAGACCCGCCGCGACGATGGGGATAAGGCCGAAGCCCATGCCGTCGCCGCCGTTGGCGAGCGCGACGGCGATGAAAACGGCCCCGACAAGTAGGAGAATCATTGAGATAATGAACAAGAGCATTGGT